TGCAATGGCTGTAGATAAGATACGGGAAAAAGGCTACAACCCGTTAGCTATGTTATCCCCTGCGGCTATGGCTATGGGGCTGCATAAAAGGAAAAAACAACGGGATGCTATGGAATCTATGGAACCTATGGCTGCTATGAAGGAGGGGGGTACGGCTCGTAGACCACAGAGGGTTAAAAAAGTTAAGAAAAGCAAGACAAAGAAAAAGCAGGAGCAAACGCAAAGTCGGATGTCTAGGGGAAGCACAATACTTAAATTTAACAAAGGCGGTAAAGTTGATGGTCTTGCTGTCAAAGGTAAAACCCGATGCCGTATGGTTAAAGGAAGAAAATAATGGCTAATAACAGGTTAAAGGAAATAGAAGCAGAAAAAAGGAAGACTGGTGCTAGTTTAAAGGGCGTTTGGGGAGAGCAACAAAGACGTAAAAAAATAATTCAGAAATATCGAGCTAAAAATAAAGAGGCTGAAGCTACTGCAAAAAGAATTGAAGCTAATCGAGCAAAAGTAGAGAAGACCCAAGATCGGGTTAAGAAAATTTTAGCCCAAGCTGACTTAGATAAGATGTCTTTTAAAAAAGCGTTTAATGAAAAAAGAGTTAATCAAAAGGCTAAAACATTTACATGGCGGGGTAAAAGATACACTACTGAGTTAGCTAAACCTAAACCAGCCCCGTCAAAAAAAGAAAAAGCGGTTAAACCTAAATTACATACACTTCCAAAAACAGAAGCTTATAAGAAAGCACGAGCAGCACAAAATAAACGGCTTAATGAAGCCCTTGAGAAACGACGAAAAACTGTATCTAATACAGCCGCAAGAAAACGAAGAGAATTTCGGCGCATGATGCAGAAAGGGAAAAGATAATGGCTGAGGTAAAAATTGGCGAAAGATACGTAATACCAAAACCAAAAAAGACAAAAAAGAAAAAAACGCTGTCTGATGTAGCTGCACAACGCCTACGTATTAGTAAGAAAGCACGAGCAGCAGAAAAAAGAAAGGCAGAGCAAAGAAAAAGAAAAGCAGAGCAAGCACAAAAACAAAGGGACAAAGACATAACAGAAGAAAGAAAAAGAACAGAAGCTATAAGAAAAAAACCGATAAAGCAGAGGGAGAAAACAAAATTTGTACCACAACAACGATCCCCTCAAAAAAAAGCAGCGGAAACAAGACGAAAAAATAAACAGCGAGAAGCAGAAAAAGCATATAAAAAAGAAATTAAAAAGAAAAGAGCAGCTAGAGCTGCAGCGGGGGGGACAAATAAAGATCCTGTAATACTTAGAGCACTAGGAGAGGGGTATCTTTCTAAAGTACTAAATCGTGGACGTAGAAAAAAAGGTAAGTAGATTAAGCATTATACTTGTAGTAAATGCAGTATAAAAAAGCCTATAAATAAATTCCCGGCTAGGTCGGATAGAAGTATAGGCATACGTACTATTTGTAAAGATTGTTATAATAGTTATAGGAAACAGTGGTACGCTAGTAATCCTGAGCATAAAAAAAGAGCAGTTCGTAAGACTGCTATACGTAAGAAGTTAAATAGGAAACACGAAAGTTTATTAGGTAAGTGCAGGAGACATGGTATAACTCCAGAATATTTTAGGAGTTTACTGGAAAAACAAAAGTTTAGGTGTAAAATATGCAAGAAGAAAGGTACTGATACTTCGTTGTGTATAGACCACGACCACAAGACCGGAAAAATACGAGGGTTATTGTGTCGCAAATGTAATTTAGGATTGGGTCATTTTGATGATAATGTGGCTCGATTAAATGAAGCTAAAAAGTATTTAGAGGAAAGTTATGGCGACTAGTGGAACAGCGACTTTTGGCCCAGATATAGCAGAATTATGCGAGGATGCATTTGAACGGTGCGGGTTGGAAATGCGTAGTGGGTACGATTTGCGTACTGCTCGGCGTAGTTTAAATATTATGGCGGCTGAATGGTCTAATAGAGGTTTAAATCTGTGGACAGTAGCTAGTGGGACTCAAGCTATTACTGCAGGAACAGCTACTTATACTCTTCCAGCAGATACAGTGGATTTATTAGAACATGTTATACGTACAGGATCAGGAACTTCTCAATCAGATCAATCACTTACACGCATATCGGGGTCTACATATGCCACACTTACCGCAAAAAACAGCGAAGGTAAACCCGTCCAAATCTACGTGGATCGCCAAGCAACCCCTACTGTCACTTTATGGCCCACACCCGATTCAGCATCTACTTATACCTTGGTATATTGGCGTATCCGGCGTATTGAGGATGCTGGTGATGCTGCCTCTAATACATACGATATCCCTAGCAGGTTTATTCCTCCACTTGTTGCAGGTTTGGCCTACCATGTGGCCCTCAAGCGTCCTGAAGTGGGCATCGAACGAGTGGCTCTTCTTAAAGCTGCTTACGAGGAGCAGTTTTCCTTGGCGGCGGATGAAGACAGGAGTAAAGCATCTGTCCAATTCGTTCCTAACATTAGTTCCATATAGGAGAAAATAATGAAAGCACCAAATAAATATAGACAACCTAAAAAAGTACCTGTGCCTAACTTTGCAGGGTATCCTAATAAGATTAACACCCAGACTGTGAAGATGAATTATGTAGGCGCGGCTACTAAAGGTACTAAAACTTCTAATAGGTTTGCATAATTTAAATTATGTCTAAATATGCTTCTGGGAAATTGGCGTTTGGATTCTGTGATAAAACGGGGTTTCGTTATCCGTTAAAAGATCTAAAATATGAATATCACGCTGGAGTAAAAACTGGTCTCAGAGTAGGTAAAGATGTATATGACGCAGATCAACCGCAAAATTTTTTAGGTCGGTACAAGATAAGTGACCCACAAGCGTTAGAAAATCCTAGACCTACTGGAGCTATTTCTGGTAGGGGGGTATATGGGTTTGATCCTGTGGGGGATGGCAATGTAGATTTTGAAGGGCCGTCTAGCACTAAGGTTAATATGATTGTAGGCACGGTTAGAGTTAAGATAGGGTAATTATGGATATTATAGATCAACCTTTACCACCGCCCCCATCAGCTACGGGGACTGCCCCTACTACGCCTACTTCCCCTGTTGTGCCGCCACAAGAACCTGTACAACCTCCTCAACAAACACAGTATCAACAGTACAACCCCTATAGCTTTTTTACTCAACAGTTTAGGTCTCCTTTTGGAGGTTATGGATTAGGTAGTTATGGTATGTCACCTATGGGTTATGGCGGTGGTTATGGCGGAAATTATGGTGGGGGTTATGGTATGTCGTCTATGGGGTATGGCGGGGGTTATGGTATGTCACCTATGGGGTACGGCGGAAGTTATGGATTAAATAGTTATGGTATGTCACCTATGGGGTATGGTGGGGGTTACGGGGGATATGGTGGTTTTGGCGGGCTTATGTCCTTATTTGGCGGGTATAGATAATGAATTACACAAATTTAGTACAAGCAATAAAAGATTATACGGAAAACACTGAAACTTCGTTTGTGACTCATATTGATGAGATTATTAAACAAGCTGAACAACGTATATATAATGAAGTACAAATACCTAATTTACGGAAAAATTCTACAGGTACTACTACTTCCAGCAATACTTATTTGCAAACCCCTTCTGATTTTTTAGCCCCGTATTCTTTAGCGGTTTTAAACAGTAGCAGTAATTATTCCTATCTTCTTAATAAAGATGTTAACTGGATACGGGAAGCGTATAACAATTCTTCTACCACTGGGCTCCCTAAATATTATGCTCTTTTTGATGATGATACTTTTATTTTAGCCCCAACTCCAGATGCTACCTATACTGTAGAATTACATTACTATTATTACCCAACGTCTATAGTTTCCGCTGCTACTACTTGGTTAGGGGATAATTATGAGCAAGTGTTGTTATATGGATGTCTATTGGAAGCATATACCTATATGAAAGGTGATGTCGATTTAATGACTCTGTATAAAAGCCGTTATGATGAAGGGATGAAACAATTAAAAATGCTTGGGGATGGTAAGGATAGGCGGGATACCTATAGATCTGGGCAAGTTAGATACGAGGTGGCTTAATGCTGGATTCTTCGTTTAACAGCCATGTAGGTAAAGTTTCTGTTGCTACTACTTCTTTTCGGGGTATGACTCCTGAAGAATTAGCGGATATGGCAATGGAAAAAATTTTATTTGTTGGGGATACATGCCCTCCGGTGATTAAAGAC